CTCTGAGCGATTCTATTCTGGAATCGTACAGGAGAGAACTCAAGGTGACCTTTCCCCCTACCAAGTAGTGGGGTTAGGAAAAACTTGAGTAACGCCGCATACCCATCAATGCTATCCTTCCTTTTTACGGGAAGTAGCATATATCCCTTTGTTTCGGGACGTTGAAGCTCGCGATTCCACCTGTGGAATTCTTGAGCTCCTTGATGAGTGTGTAGCCCTAGCAGGCCACAATCTGAGCGGACGAGAGGGAGCTTCTTCCTAATAAGCTCCTCCACGTGATCACTCAGACATGTGCTCATCGCGTAAAGTCCTCTTAACCAAGCAAGGTTAGAGAGGGATACGTAATGCGCAATAGTGCTAGGCTCCTTTTTAGAGGTTTTGTCTGGATGATGTCGGACGTATAACGGGGTTACATCGTAACCACGGTACGCATCGACACCACAACTTTCACGGAAGTCGCCAACCGTGAAAGACTTCTTGAGGTTGACTTTTAAACCAACCGCCAAGAGCCAGACTACTACCTGATGAGCTAGCTCGGATGGTACGATAATATCGTCACCGTACACACGAACTAGCCTGGAGACGCGCTGCACGTTCCGATAAGTTGGCCGTACGCTTGGCCCTCCAAAAGAGCTGCAATCGCCAAGGTGGCGAACACAACACTCTGAACCGGAAACGTTGTAGCGTTACCCATACCGGCATACTTGCCTAACGTATGGACGGATCTTCCGTCTTTTACATTAGGCGAGCGGCAACTGATCAACTCCTCGAGAAATCGAGGCCGATATCTGAATACGGTTTCTACTACCTTGGTAGATAGCAGATCGGATGCAGATTTCAGGTCAATTGTCGCCCAGTATCCCGTTCGGGAGCCTTCCAGAGCAAGTCTTTGATTCTTGCTTTGGTCGGTTAAAGCTAAGCAATTACCAAGCACCGAGCAGCGGGCAATGTTGTCCCGAAGCCAAGTGTTGAACCCCTGTTGGACAAATTGTCTGACAACGGGCTCAATGGTGATAGTCCTTCTTGCAGTCGAAGACTTCAAGACGGTTATCAGCTTAGCAGTGTCTCCAGAAGCACCGTATTCGGGAAGGTTATGACCCCCTGACCCGGCCGCATACCCGCTATAACTAGCGTATATGCAGTCGAAGCCAAGATGGTCAAGCTTGTTTGAGTAAACAAGCAGGGCGTTCCACTTCTGGTTCGCTTTTAGCCCCTCGAATACAGCTCCAGGGCCGTGTTTGTAGTTAAGGTCCCCGACCTCAAAGTTATCAAGGTTGGGAACTATATATCTACTTACACAGTCGAGGATGTAGTGCTGCTTTTCGGAGAAGTTAAAGTCCGAAACGCAAGCATTTTCAACCTCGAAAAACTCTGCGCGAGCCTTCCGATCAAGATTTTCATCCTGATCTGAAGTCAAGCCGAGTTTCTTGAAGAGGAATAGGATTTCTCGGAGGCACTTAACAACCCCCTCGTTATCCGTTCCTCGAACAAGCAGCCCTGTCTCGATATCGAAAACCTTGCAGAACATACCTGAGAAAAGTCTCGGGATTGTTCCCCCTCTGGGTTTACTAAATCCAGGAGGGCAGGCAAACTTGCCTTCGGGAAACCCTCTATCGAGGGCCGCTCCGAGAGCAGGTAAGGCTATGGTTAGGAAGCCATCGCCTTCGTTTTCGTACCGCTTCTTGATCGTAACGATATCACGGTCAAGGCCTTTCACATCAGGTTCTAACCTGCGGACGTCAGTCAGCAGGCTTAGAAGGAGTTCTATCGGACTTTTCATCTCGGCCACCTAGTGGTTTGAGATTCCGAGTCCTACGCGTTACTGAACGCTTCTCGAGTTGTCGATACAGTGATCGCAACTCACAGACCAAATCGACAGTACGACTCAATGTCCGGATGACGCTGCTTCCGATAGGAAGTAACGTCTGCCTGGCATATAGAGCAAAAGCTCTGAGTATCGTACTCTGATCGGGCCTTTTTGCCACGGATCTCGAGTTGTTTTTCTCTCGCTTCTTGGGCGAAAGGGAACTCGAACTGCTCCGGGGAATCATGCATTGTATCCTCCAGTTTGAGGGTGCGATGACCCCCCATTGCAGACTAGTTAGCCGGTATGGCTAACTTTGCATCTGTAGCAAGCGAAGCGGCGTCACCTCCGTGTCAAAGATCACGTCTCGCATGACTTCTACCAAATCCACCATTTCGGTGTCGGAGAAGCCAAACGAGGGCCGTGAGATGGCAAGGGATACCGAAGCACTCTGCTTCGATACAAGGCCGGTGTAGGGATTAGTAGCGTCCTTCGTCCACGTCACTTTGACGTAGTGTCGGTCGCCATTCTTCCCCTGAGAGTGATTGATGACGGTACCGAAACCGGCACCGCCAGTGTCAACACGCTCAGTCCCATAACCATCCGAACGCACGACCGAGAAGGTCAGCGCCGGAATTGGGGCAGCAGCGGCAATGGTGAACGGATCAGCAAGCATAGAACGACTCCTAGTAGTGTGAGGTGATCATCAGGGCGGAATGCCCTGAATCTATCGCCCTCGGCGACTCATAAGAATAGCCGAGAGAATTGATTGCTGGTACAAGCTCAATGAGCTCGGTTCCAGTATCGTCTTCACATCATAAGCTGAGGTGACATTCTTTCTAAGTTGGTAGGTGTACAAGAGTTTCGACGTATGATTGTACGGCTGTTTTGCCGTAGTCTTAAGCCGAACTCCGTTCACCTGCCTGTCATCAAAGCTTGAAGTTTTGAATGACCGTAAAGTGGTTATCTCACCTTTCGTGATACCGGTGAGAAGACCCCAATTGATCAGGGACCGATCTGTGTTAATTATGTCAATAGCTTCGACATAGTTACCCAGTCCGGTAAACCAATCAAGAAGCCAACTCCAAGGGACCAGATTATACAGGTCCGTTGGCATTGGATTTACGCCTAGTTTATGCAGAAATAATTGCTGCTTAAACTTAGGTACATTCAGTTTCGGGAAGTCGAACGTCGCGTTGACTACACATCGTAGTTCGTGACGCCGACGGTGTTCGGTGGCATAAGTACCACCGTAACCAGTCTCGATTCTGAAGTAGTATTCAAAAGCAGGAGTATTCGTCGTCTTACCAGCGAACTTGCTGATAGTACGAAACGTAGTCGGCTGACCCGATCTACGCATGAGGCGATTAACCTCATTCGTAGCACGAATCGGTTTAGCCAACAAGTCCATGACGTCATTATAGATCTGCCTCCACCCAAAGTGATAACTAACGTACTCACCTGGGATATCTCGTGAGCCGCGCTGATTGAGGTATTTCCTCAAATTAGCGTGGTCTTTTGGAGATAAGATGCCGATTTGCCGATTGAAATTCTCAATCGTTCTCTTCAAAGAGAGAATGGATTTGGGAAGATCCTTCAGCTCAGCGACATTCCGGAACGCCGAATAACGGCGTGACATCGGGACCGTCCGAGAAATTAACCCTAATGCTTTCTGTTGCATTATGGTTTCTAACTCGGCCTTTTCCGACGTCTGCAGAGCGTCCAATGACGACTTGGACATAAACCCAGCTGGACCCGAATTCTGGGTTCTGTAATAGTCGTTGTATTCTGTCAACTCACTATTACAGTCCATGGTATTCGAGACATGGGTCTTCTCATACCAAGACCAGTTTAGAACGGGACTTTCTATGGTGTAATCGAAATGTTCGAATTCACCAAAGTCAGACCCGTATGGCCTTGTGCGAGAAGTTGTGTCTTTGGTAGTCGTAATCGAAGCCGGCTGCTTGGTAAAAGTAGCCGTTTCAATTACTGACGTTCCAGAGGATGGATTGCGAACAGGAGGACTGTAGCAGAATAATCCAGATGGTCCACCCATGGTGGACCAAATGAAACTCTGCCACGCGATACGGTCCCGAATGAGCTTGTACTTTCTTTCGTCAAGCACACTCTGGACTTCTCTCTTCCTGGTGCGATTCACCGGGGTAATCTTGACGGGCACAGCCCTAAACTTCTTCATCGGATCTATCGCCAAGGCGAACGATCTTATGAAAGAGAAAGGGATGAGCTCAAAAACAAGACGCCCCACTCCAGCTTGGTTAGCCTTTGCCTTTATGCGTTGCTCCTCATAAAGCTTATGAGGATCTAGAGACACCTCCGGGTCCGGCCCAAAAGTCGGATCACGGCGGAACTTCTCTATAACAATCATAACGGCAACTCCTTCGATGTGAAAGGGCGGTGAGTGGACTTTCCACTCGGGACTAC